GACCTATGGGTAGAGAGGAACAAGAAGGTATTACAGGTGGTATTACAAATTTAGAAGAATTTATTAAAAAGAGAAAATTTGCTATGGGTGGTAGAGTAAATCTTAGAGCAGGTGGAATTCCAAAAGCATTACAAGCAGCAATGCAAGCTCTTAAAAAGAAATTTGGTAAAGATGCTATTAAAACTGTAGAAGATACACCTGAATATTTTGACAATTACGAAATATCACCTTACTTTAATATAGACAGACCTGAGTCCGCAATTAAAAGAGATAAATTTTCAAATTTTGGTAAACCAGGTAAATTTAATGAAGATGGTACTGTTGATTATGATTATTATGCACAAATATTAAATGATTCTGAAAACACTTTTGTTACAGGAGATGAAACTATAGAAGAATTAGAATTTATGTTAAAAGAACATAGTTCTGAAATGGAATATCTGTATAATCAATATAAAACAGGTAAGTTAGATCCTGTAGCAGGTGAAAAAACTGAAGGTAGAAAAAGATTTTTACAAAACAAACTTGATGAAGCAGAAGCAAGTGGTGATAACAGATTAATTACAAGAGATGAAATGGATGAATTAGAATCTTTTAATTTAAGTGTTGATGATATTAAACAAGGTTTTGTACCTGAAGAAATTGATATCAGTCAAGGTATGATTGATCTAGATGAATTAAATTTTACTAAAAATAGTGAAGCAGCTAGAATAAAAATGAAATACCCTGGAATCTCAGATGACCTAATTAAAAAAATTTTAATAGATGATAATCCTCAAAGAAAAGCCGAAGTACTAGCTACTTTAGATGAAGCTTTTAAAATGATGAACAAAGGCAAAGGTAATGATGAAATTATAGAAATATTTAAAAACACTAAAAGAACAAAACAAGCATTGGGTGGAATCATTGGTTTGACAACTAAACCAAGGTCTGCTAACAGTAAAGCAGGTGTTGAAACATTACGTAAAGGAAGATAGAATATCCCTATGGCTACAATAGACAAAACATTACCCAATATGGATCCTAATCAATTGGGAGAAGAAATAGATATTGAACAAGTAAAAGAAGCAGAGATAATTGATACCGATGCTGGACCTGTTGAAATAGATATGACAGAGGACGGTGGAGCAGAAATTTCTTTTGATCCTAACGCTAAAGAAATTCCGGAAGGAATGGGTCATTTTGATAATATTGCAGAAGTTTTAGAAGATTCAGTAGGAGATCCGTTAGCGTCCGAGTTAATGGAAAAATATACAAATTACAAAGAATCAAGACAAGAATGGGTTGAAAGTTACAAAGAAGGTTTAAATCTTTTAGGATTTAAATATGTAACTAGAACAGAACCATTTAGAGGTGCAAGTTCAGTTACTCACCCAGTTCTTGCAGAAGCTGTTACACAATTCCAAGCACAAGCTTACAAAGAATTATTACCAGCAGATGGTCCAGTTAGAACCCAAATTATGGGTGCGTTAAGTGTTCCTAAAGAAGAACAAGGTAAACGAGTTAAAGATTTTATGAATTATCAAATCATGGATCAAATGAAAGAGTATGAACCTGAGTTTGATCAAATGTTATTCTATTTACCTTTATCAGGATCTACTTTTAAAAAAGTTTACTATGATGATTTACTTGGAAGAGCTGTTTCAAAGTTTATTCCAGCTGAAGATTTAGTTGTTCCGTACTCTGCTACTTCATTAGAAGATGCGGAAGCAATTATTCATGTTATTAGAATTTCACAAAATGATTTACGTAAACAACAGATTAATGGTTTTTATAAAGATATAGATCTTGGTGAGCCCCCAGTTATAGAAGATAAATTAAAAGAAAAAGAAAAAGAGTTAGAAGGTATTACAAACAATGGTACTGAAGACATGTACACTATTTTAGAAATGCATGTTAATTTAGATTTAGAAGGATTTGAAGATGTAAATCCTGAAGATGGAGAACCTACTGGAGTTAAATTACCTTACATTGTAACTATTGATGAAGCCAACAGTAAAATTTTATCTATTAGAAGAAATTTTAAAGCAGAAGATCCATTAAAGAAAAAACAAGATTATTTTGTACACTTTAAATTTTTACCTGGTTTAGGTTTTTATGGTTTAGGTTTAATTCACATGATTGGTGGATTAAGTAGAACTGCAACAGTTGCATTAAGACAATTATTAGATGCTGGAACTTTAGCTAACTTACCTGCTGGTTTTAAAACTAGAGGGGTTAGAATGAGAGATGATGCACAGCCTTTACAGCCTGGAGAATTTAGAGATGTAGATGTACCAGGTGGAAATATTAAAGATCAATTTATGCAACTTCCTTTCAAAGGACCAGATCAAACTTTATTACAATTAATGGGTGTCGTAGTACAAGCGGGTCAAAGATTTGCTTCAATTGCTGATATGCAAGTTGGAGATGGAAATCAAGGTGCCGCTGTTGGTACAACTGTAGCTCTTTTAGAAAGGGGTTCTAGAGTTATGTCCGCAATTCACAAAAGACTATATGTGGGTATGAAAAACGAATTTAGATTATTAGCAAATGTATTTAAAACTTACTTACCTCCGGTTTATCCATATGATGTACCTGGAGCACAAAGACAAATTAAAGTTGCAGACTTTGATGACAAGATTGATATTCTGCCAGTAGCAGATCCTAATATTTTTTCTCAGACTCAAAGAATTTCTTTAGCTCAAAGTCAACTACAACTAGCTCAATCAAATCCTCAATTACATAATTTGTATCAAGCATATAGATCAATGTACGATGCGTTAGGAGTAAAAAATGTTAATGCAATTTTACCACCACCAGCACAACCGGTTCCAATGGATCCAAGTCTTGAACATATTACAGCAATGTCAGCAAAACCTTTTCAAGCATTTGGTGGACAAGACCACAAGGCACACATCGATGCGCATTTAAGCTTTATGTCTATCTCTATGATTCAAAATAATCCTATGGCAATGGCAGCATTACAAAAAAATATTTTAGAACACATTTCTTTGATGGCTCAAGAGCAAGTTCAAATAGAATTTGTAGAAGAGTTACAAGAAATGCAACAGATGCAACAACAATTACAACCATTAATGCAGAATCCTGCAGCAATGCAAAATCCTCAAGTAGCACAGATGCAACAAAGGATTCAACAACTTACAAATCAAATAGAAGCAAGAAAAGCTATTCTAATTGCAGAGCTAACTATGGACTATGCTAAAGAAGAAGACAAAATTAGTAGTGAAGCGGGTGGAGATCCACTAATTAAATTAAAATCTAGAGAATTAGACATCAAAGCTAAAGCAGATCAAGAAAGAAATTCTTATAACGAAGGTAGACTTAACATTGATAAGACAAGAGCACTTATGAACGACACACATCACGATGAAAAACTAGAACAGAACGAAGAATTAGCAGAATTACGTGCTGATACGTCATTAACTAAGGCGCAAATGTCTATCGATAGTAAAAGATTCGATTTTGGTAGAAATTTTAAAAAAAATTAAGTATAATAATCTAAAAGGAGATAAATTATGAGCAAAGATTGGCAAAGAGGATCAACTTTCATGAATAACGACGTCAAGATTGAAAAAGAACTTGGTTGTGGTCCTGATGGTTACTCAACAGGCGGTAAAACTATTGAAATGACTAGTGGTACTGAATCACAGACTGTAACTGTTAAAGGAACTAAAAGAATGAGAGCTGATAAGAAACCTGTTAAAGCTACTTGGTACTAAATGTGGTTATCGGCAATTAAATTAGCCGTTTCTGCTGGAAGTAAAATTTACGCTAATAAGCAGAGAACGAAAATGGCTATGTCAGATGCACAGCTTATGCATGCATCTCGTATGGCTGAAGGTAAAGAAGCTTACCAAGGAAAATTATTAGAATCTAGACAATCAGATTGGAAAGACGAATTTATTTTGATTTTATTGTCAATCCCTATCGTAATGTTGGGATGGTCAGTATGGTCAGATAATCCTGTACACATGGAGAAAATGGAGTTATTCTTTGTGCACTTTGGAAATTTACCACTATGGTATCAAACAATTTTTGTTGGAGTAATTGCATCTGTCTATGGACTTAAAGCAACTCATCTGATAAAAAACAAGTAACTAACGGAGAAAAATTATGAGAAACGATTACGGAACAAGACCTTACGAATCAAGATACGGTGGTGAAGTTAAAAAATCTAGCAAGAAGCAAAGTGCTAATTCTAGATTAGATGAGTCTTTAGGAATGAAAGACGGAAAAGAATCTACAAAATCTCAAAGCTATAAATCTAGAAGAGATGAATCTAGAGGAATGAAATAATATGAACATGATGAAAAGACCTATGTATAAAAAAGGTGGTAAAACTTTAAAACCTGTTAATAAGAAAAAAAGTCCAGGACTTGCAAAACTACCTAAAAAAGTTAGAAATAAAATGGGCTTTATGAAAAAAGGTGGCAAAGTAAAATAATGAAAAACTTTTTATGTTGGCCATTAGAAATAATCAGAACCGCATATACTAAATTAGTAGATAAAGTTTTTGGTAAAAGATGTAAATGTGCAAACATACAAACTAATCCAGTAACTATTAACGTCTGTAAAGACTGTGGAAAGGTACACAATGGCTAAACAAAAAGGGCTTTATGCCAACATTCACGCAAAGCGTAAAAGAATCGCTGCGGGTAGTAAAGAAAAAATGAGAAAACCAGGATCAAAAGGTGCTCCTACAAAAGCAAACTTTGT